TCTGTAGCCTCTCTCGAAAGCTCTTTTTCACTAAGCTGGCCTTCTGTGCCGCGACGGCGCAGTTCCAGGCAGATGTGATACATCACTGGTTTTTTCCATGGGAAATCTTCGCTGCAGGCATATTGAAATATTTCCTTCCGCCAGCGCCAGTATTCCGCGATCACGTCGGCACTACTAATCCCCAGCGCACCGTGACCTTCCCTGCACCATTTGATGAATTGTCCTGGCGAAGGCCAAAAAGGTGAGCCGCTGGCCCGTGCGTTACGCATACCGGCTGAAAGCTGCTCTTTGGTCTGAATTCCAGCCTCGGCGAACGCTGCTATCCACTGCCGCTTCGCTGCTGTTTCATGAGCCTGGCTGCGCAGATTTGTCTGCTCAGCTGCCGGGAAAACCTGTTTAAGTTGGTTGAACAGAGCGTCAACCAGGCGCTCAGCCGTGGCATTAACAACTCCCTCAGCTTTATCGACCTGGTGATCCTGTTCGGGGCCAATCATGCGCGCCAGGGCGTTTCCGTCACGACGGTTAATTGCTTCAAAAACATTTTGCGTCATATAAATTCCTCCCAGCCCTCTGGGCTGTTCCAGTGTGGAACTTCGGGATCGTTGCGTCGTGCCTGGCTGGTATTCTTCAGTTCAAAAAGTCCTTTCCAGCCCTTTGCCATACTCTGCTGAACAATCAGCATCTGGGTCTGCGGATCTCCTCCAGAAAGGTTTATCAACTCTGTGATGGCTGCGCCTTCGCTGCGCTCGGTTGGCGCATAGGATTTAAACCTGTTTTCTCGTCTGTAGGCTTTCCACTCTTCCCATGCGTTAA